AGCAACAGTCAAAGTGGTGAACTGTTCGTTGTCGTCCTGAACTTGCAGGGCGGCACCGTCAGTTACCAAAGCGCGGTCGGGTAAACGGATACGCAGTGTAGAACCGATCTTGGCACCTTCAACAGCAAAGCTGTCGTCGTACTGACGGTTCACGTTACGGGTGATCACCAAGTTGTTCTCAAGAATTTCGAGAGCTTTGCGGGTAATCATGTCAATCGTTAAGATACTGTTAGCCATGAAAAAAGTCCTTTAAAAATTATTTAGCGGTTGGCTTGCGCTTGCCACTTTTTCATCTGCCTTGCTCGTTCAGCTTCAATCCACTGCGAATCGGTCATGGTCTTGGTAGACCGTGGATCCGTAGTGTCATAGGCTGGGCCTCCAGTGGAGCGAGCGGTGACAGGCGAAATCGGTGCTGGCGCAGACGTGGTTCGTTTCACGGGAGGGTCACTGGCCATTTTGGCCTCAATTCTCCCAATTTCTTTGGCTTGCACGATAGGCGAAAGACGAGAAATACGATCTGCTTCCTTGGGGTTGGCACCGAGGTAGTAAGCTACTTCAGGGCCGATATCCGAGGCTCGGATCGACTCAGCCATCACGTCTGTGATTGGAAGTTTCGGGTTGTAGGCGACTTGTTCAAAGTCATCATACTTAGACCGAGCTTCTTCTTCGCGTTCGTGATAAGACTCAATGATTGCAGATTGCTGCCTTGCTTGTTCTCGCTGGGCGAGCAGTTGTTCAGCTTTCTGATAGGCCAATGCGTCTGCATAGGCTTCAGTGCTTTCAAACTGATCGACTGACGGGATTGTTGCTGGCGCTCTCAGCGTCTGGGCTTCCGCTTGACGTTGAGTCTGCTCTCTTTCCCACTTACGTTGCTCTCTTGCAAGCCTTTTGCCAATTGCTGCATCAAGTTCTTCTTGGGTAAAAACCCGTGAAGGCTCTTTTGCTTCATCAGCGACTTCCGGCGCAGTTACATTTGCTTCAGGAGTGGCCGTCACTGCTGCTGCGGGCGCGGAGTCTACTTCCGCTAAGGGTTGTTGGACTTCTTCAGTCATTTTTGAATCTCAATGATTCCCTGGTGATCGCACCAGTACGGTTTTCAGCATTATGCTGGAATTTGGGTCGTTTGGTAAGCGGCATGATCCCTTACATTGCTGTGATTTCTACGTCATCAAAATAAAGACTTCCTGGGCCGACAAAAGACACCATGTTTACCAAAATAACGCTATGAGTTGCCCAAGGAGGAGCGACAATAATAGGTTCTCCAGAGCGCAATGCAGTCCAATCAACAGCAGCGGCTGTAAATGTTAAAGTAGCTGCGGCTGGAAGCGTTTGTCTATATATAGTAGGTAAACCAGTAGTTACATCAGCTTGAATGTTTACATACCCATACGAAACAAAAACAGTTCCTGTCTCTGCTCCAGGCTTTGTGTAATACAGCAACCTATTTGCAGCGCTTGATTTTTCTTGTAATGCGCCAATAATTACAAATCCAGCAGCCGTTCCTGCGCCGCCAGTCTTAGCGGCTCGTAAACTTTTTGTTCCTGTTCTTGCGTAGCTGGAACTATTTGTAAGTGCAATATTTGCACCAGTAACACGGGATGTAATTCCCGCAGTATCCGAATAAATAAAAGCATCTGCAACAACAGTTCCCTCAAATCCACCGTCGGTTAGCAAATTACCAACAGCAGACAGTAGCAATGGGTTTTGACGAGTGTCAAAAGAAAACGTATTGCTAACAGTGCAACGCCCTGTGCCAGTGGCAAAGTAAGCAGCATTACCAAGGTTATTCATGCTTACGTCACGGAAAACTGCCCCGCCACCTTGGTCGGCGGTTGTGTTGACGCTCACAATGCTGACTGTATTTGATCCAGTGCAAAGCATCCAGCCACCTTGCATTACAAAAGTTCCACCATTTGCTGAATTAATATAAATTGGTTCAGCGGCATACGTTCCTGCTTCAATATGGCAATTACTTAATATAACCCGACCACCGTTAATATAAAAATGTCTTACGTTGTAATCAAAAGAACACTGGGAAAACACAAAAGACCCATTAGGGTTAGCCATATCAACAGCAGTTACATAGTTATTAAATATTGTGCTGCCAAAATATGAAATTCGTTCGCCAAAGTTTGTCCCTGTTGCTGCTTGCGTAAGCGCAGTGCTACATTCCATAACATCACAGTTAAAAAAGTTAATGAGATAAGCATTACTTAAAAATGTATGGCCTACAGAAAAATTCTTAGTAACTATGTTAAGCAAAGAAATGTGTGATGGGCCAGTTTCTTGCGCTGAATTTAAATTGTTAAAACGAATACCCGATACAGAAGAAGTATATCCTGGGCCTAAAAGTAATCCATTGCAAATTGCAACTTTTCCGTTTACATACGGTGATGCCCCTACTTGACCTGTAATGTCTAAAGAAAAGCCCGCAGCCATGCCTGTGCAATCAAGCGTTGAATTGTTAAAATCAACAGACATATAAGAGACATTTATTGTCAGCTTACTATTTAACTTGTATGTACCATTTGGAAAAATAATATCTACAAATTGACCCGCAGCAACAAAAGCGTCTAATGCAGTTTGAATGGTCGTGCTGACATCAATTGTTGCGGCATTGGATTGCACATCTGCAATCTGTGCCGCTGTCATGTAGTCAAATATGTTAACTGGAGAACCAGTTATCATTGAATAAGAAACTTTTGTTAATGACATTTTTATTCCTTTACGTTACCAAGGCAAGCCAGTTGCACTGACAGGATTTTTTTGCAATTCAATTTCATAAGCTAGATTTGCTTCTATTGCATCTTTACCTACCCCATTTGCCCAAATCCAATCTAAGACTATATCTTGTGTAAGTTCATCGTATGGAATTGTAGGCTCTCCATCAGGCCAACCGCAAACATTGGATGCGGATGATGAATAATTTTCATCTGTCGCCGTTGCAGTCCAATGTGCAACAGTCACAAATTTGTTTGCTATTTTGTGTTCAAGCTGTGTAATTGTCCAAGTTACTACCATGATTTACCTTTAAAAAAACATGAAGAAGTTGCCTGTGGCTATTGGCGTGTAGGTAATAATAATGATGCCAGCTTGACCAGCACCACCAACCGAGTTTGTAGCAGACCCGCTTCCACCGCCACCGCCACCATATAACCCACCCGCACCACCTGACGTTCCTGACGTTCCGTCACCAGCACCGCCGCCACCACCGCCAGAATAAACTGATGTTCCAGCACCACCAGCAGAACCACTAGTATTAGCCGCACCGCCAGTACCGCCCGCACCCGCACCAGTACCCGCTGTTCCAGCTGTTGCAGAAACACTTGAGCCAGCAGTGCCGCCATTACCACCGCCACCACCACGGCCTGTTGTTCCTAAAGTAGCAGTATTTGCACCACCAGCGCCGCCCACACCATTAGGGCCTGATGATCCACCTCCACCACCACCTGCCGCTGTTGTAGACGCACGACCAGCCCCACCATCGCCGCCATTATTGCTAATTGTTGAGTAATTTACATCGTTTATATTGGCTAGAGCAAACCCGCCTTGACCGCCCGTAATACCGCTTCCAGAAAAACCACCACCGCCCTGTATTAAAGTGCCGTAGATTGGAGTACCTGAGTCGTCATACTTGTAGCCTTGCCACAAGCCTGCGCCGTTGCCAATACCAACGGTAAGGTTATATGTTTTAGCTGTTACAACTGTGCCAAGAAGATCAATTGCTTTCAAGGGCACATTAAGTGCTTTTACATATGCGCCGCCACCACCACCGCCACCAGAAGAAGCTGAACTTGCAGATGTAGAGCCATTGCCCCCGGGGCCATAAACTTCAATTACGTTGTCTGCATCATTCCAGTCAGATGGTAAGTCCCACGTTCCAGAGCCAGTGAGAATAATCTGCGCCATTTTTAAGCCTGTGTAGCTACTGCAATAACATCCCAACGGGTGTTGTTTGCATTGTAAATACAGCCAACATACGTTGTTTTGTTTACGACTGTTGTTGTTGGCAAAGTAACGCCGATAACAGTATAAGTAGCATTCCAAGTCAACGCTCTGGCAGTCCCATTGTCTAAAAGTCTAAAAGTTAATTTATTCCCATCAACAGGCGTACCAGTAGGCGCATTAATAGTAAGCCCTGCTGCCAATGCTGTGTAGGCATAAATATCTGCCGTTGCAATGCTTGGAGTCAACGATGATGCAGATGCGGCTGAAACAACTCTTGGGTCAATGCGCTTGTTTGTTAATGTCTGAGTTGCATCAGTGCCAACAACAGTAGTTGTAGCATCTGGCAGTGTTAATGTCCTGCTTGCAGTTAATGTTGTTGGTGTAAGGGTTACCGCAAAAGTCCCTGTACCGCCAGCCCTACCCGCAAGGCGTACAGCATCTTGTGTAGCTGCTGCGGCTGCTTGGATTGTTCCTAGTACATCAAGTTTTACTGCGGGGGATGTAATCCCACCAATGCCTACATTACCGCTGGAGTCAATGGTCTGTCTTACATTACCATCACCATCAGACAGCACAATGTAGTTGCTACCAGTAGCAGAGATGGGTGCGGCAGTTCCTGTGTAGGCACCAATGATGACGTTGTTGTTTCCAGTGGTAACTGCGCTTCCGCATCCACCAGCACTAACTATAGTATTTCCGATAAACGTATTTTTACGACCACTTGTAACTGAAGTTCCCGCGCGAGCGCCAATAAAAGTATTGTCTGAAGCAATAGTGCTGATTCCTATTGCGGAATACCCAGCCAAATACCCAACTGCGGTGTTGTTGTTTGTAGTTACGTTGGAGTAAAGAGCCTGATACCCAACAACAGTATTTCCGCTGCCAGTTGAATTTGTTGTCAATGCGCCAGAACCAAGTACAGTATTTGTAGATACAGCACCAGCACCTTTACCTACAGTAATACTGTTAATTGTGGAATCTGAAGTAGTTGTAACGCTAAGCGCGCTTACGGCACGACCAGCAGTTAAATTGGCAACAGTCACCTTGGTGGTTGCACTTGATTGAACAACAGGCAAAGTCTCCGTACCCGCCAACGGCGTGGTAGCTGACGTTAGTGCGGAGATTTTGCTGTTAGCCATACCTTAACTGGTCAAAACTTCAATTAAGGATGTAAACGGAGGAGCTTGCGTAAAGGTCAAAGTTGAGCCGCTTACAGAATAAGTATTTTCATTCTGATATACGCCGTTGATGTAGACCGACACCACATTTCCAGAAATTGAAAATGCAACTTGTGAACCTGTACCTGTAAAATTAAGCGGCAACAGTACGCCAGCACCAGCAACATTGTCATACGTTGCGATCAAAACATCAGCACTTGTGTTCAAGACAAACTTATATCTCGCGCCAAGAAGCCAAATTTCACCTCCAGGCACTCGGCCTGCGGAATCTAAAATAATGGGGTTAGTGTGCGCCGTTACACCGCTAGAAGATGTATAAGTGACTTGAGGTGTAGTTGTGCCAGCCGCATAAGAGTACAGCTTGCCGCCCGACAGGATTACACCGCTGTTGTTAAAAAACTGGGCCGCTACGCCGCCCACTGGGGAGAGAAAGACGACGGCCATGATTAACCCTTAGTCGTAAGCGACGGTAAATGCTGCTGAAGTACCAGCAAGCACAATGTACAAGCCTTTGTTAAAAAACAGACCCGCTGGAATATTCAAGTAGGTTGTACCTGCTGACACGGCGATGGTGTCTGAAATCTTAGGGTCGCTGGCGCTTGATGCGCCTGAGTCATATACTGTCAAAGTACCGCTTGAAGATGCCGACACGAAAATACCGTAAAGTTTTCCAGCACCAACTTTGATTTGGGTAGTCGCTGCGGTTTGGGTGTAATTTGCCATGATGCTTCCTTACGCTAAAAAGCGGAGTTTGTAGAGGGTACGCAAATAAATCTCAACAATATTATCAATCAATTGCTGAAGCGATGAATCAGTTTTATCACATACATCGTAACGAGCGCCTTCAATTTCAGCAAGCGAGTCTTGCAAAAATTCAATGATGTTAGATGTCTTTTTTGCTGAGTTCAAAGTGATAGGGCCAATCAAACCATACCGACCTTGGTACGCTTCAGCAAAGTCATCAGCCGCACCAATGATGCGTTCATAGAAGATGTTAAGTGCTGTGTGCTTGCTAAAGCTGCGAGTATTCAAATGCACAGAATGTGCAACATCCCGCGCCAAGAACAGCAAGCCTAAAAAATCAGCGGCTTTGTGTGTCATTGTGGCATTCCTTGTGGTGGCATCATTTCGCCTTCAGGCATCATTTCCATAGGCATGGACTCTTCACGCATCTCAGGCATTTGGTTCATCATGTCTTGCGATTCCATCGCCGCAGCGACTACGCCCATTGCAATATCTTGAATCTGTTGCTCGGTCATGCCAGCCTGCACCGCAGCGATCCGCTTGGTTTCAGCTTCGTACATCTTAACTTCAGCTTCAAAGTCTTTGCGCTGCATGTCTTGCATCTCAATCGACTTGCCGACGTTTTGGATCATCTGGTGCATCTGCTCCATCTCTTGACCCATTGCTTGCATCTGCTGCTCGGCCATTTGCAACTCTGGTGACTTGTCGCCGTCTTCCATGAGCTTGGGGTCAATGGTCTTGGCAAACCGTTTGGCCATCTCTTGGGCACCTGGCCAATCCATGTTCTTCACGAACAGATCACCGGCCACTTGCCACAGTTGTGGGTTGCCTTGCAACAGTTGAGCCATTGCTTCCAAGGCTTCTTGGCGCTTGGTTGCGTAGCCTGGGCCGGTAGCAACCACCACGTCGTACTTGCCGACACTTGGGTTGTAAATTTTGTCGATCACAATGTCAGGGTTGTTCTGATCGGTAATCTTGCGGACTGCTTCCGGCTGGTCAGGGTTTAACTTGACCATATTGGTTTCGCCGTCCACACCAATGATGCGAGCCACGCGCTGGGTATCGTACACCTTGGGGATCAAGTCCACCAACTGGCGCACGATGTGCCGTACACCACGGGCCAAGTTGTCGCCGTAGTGGTAAGTGCCCACGTCGCCCTCGCGCTGGCGAGCCAAAATGGCTTTGCCTGAACGTTCGTTGGACGACATGCCCAAAGATGCGTTGTATTGGCCAGTAGACGCTTTGATGTCCTCAGACGCGCCTGCTTTGGCTTGCAACAGACCGCTGGAGGCCATTGGAGGCTGTGCCCGAGCTGGCAGTGGCAGGACAGCACCTTGGCCGTCTGTGACGTCTGGGTTGACTTCCAAATACGGCCAGTTGGTCGTGTTTGCTGTCTTCCATTGGTTTTCGTAACCCTCAAATTGGCCACCGTAACCAATAAACGGTGCCTTGGGTGCCAAGGCCAGCATCTCTGCCTCTTGGCTCACCCAGTAGTTGTACATGCGCTGGGCATCCTTGGCGTTACGCACAAGGCCAGACACATACAAGCGGCCATCGACTTCAAATTCATTGCCAACAATGCGTACTACGGGGATGTATTTCCCCGCCCAATCGCGTTCTTCAAGAATTTCATAGCCGTTAATCTTGCAGTATTTAATCTTGACACGATCAGATTCACGAGATTTTTTAGGTTTGCCATAAATTGCTTTCAGTTGTTTGTCCTCTGGGGTGCCTTCAAATGCGGTCACGTTCCCAGGGTACAGGTTAAGCGTTGCTCTGTCGTAGTCTACGTAATAGTAATCAGCAACGCGGATGGTGTCTTCGGTGAGCCATTGGCTCAAATTTTGGTCGCCCACACCCAGCGTTTGCAAGGTGGTGATGGGCGCGGAGTCGGGGTACATCCGTTGGTATTCATCTTTGGTGATGTCTTCAGTGATGAAGCACCACTTGGCATCTGCACCAGTCGGGTCTTGGATTGTTGGATCCATGTAGACGCTGAATGAGTTGCGTACACGGCCAATCTTGATGTCTTGGTCAAACGTGTTTTCGTCGCAGTATTCGGTCAGGACGCGGATGTAACCTTCGCCATAGGAGACTTGGTTTTCGCAGGCCGTGTCGTAAGCAACGTCGGCGTCGCTGATGTATTCGATGTGCCTGACCATGCCGTTGAAGATTTCGGCGACTTCGATGTCTGCGTGGTCATCGGCTGGAATAACCTTGCCACTTGGGCGGTTCTGCCTTTGGTCATTGGTCACCTGTCTGACGTGCTGGGGTAACTTGTTGATCGTCAGGCACGGCCTGGCGTTAATTGTCTGACCCTGCACAGAACCACGGGTGGCCAACACGTCCGCTGGCCATTGCCAGCGATTGTCGGGCGAGCCAGCGTAGAACTTCAGGTCGTCAATCTCATCTTCGCGGGACTCAGACAACGCGCCGATGGCCATGTCCAAACGCGAGCGAGCAGTCGCTAAGACACTGGATGTTGTGTCCTTTTGCTTGCCGCCGTTGGCCACAGCACCGGCTGCGGCGATGCCTGTGTAATCTGCCATTATTTTTTAGCCTTTGGTGCCGCGCGTTTGACCGCGTAAGCGATTGCCACGGCCTGTTTGACCGGCTTACCGGCTTTAACTTCCGCTTTGATGTTCTTGCGAAAGGCTTCGGGTGACTTGGATTTAACGAGTGGCATGTTATTTCTTCTTCGCAGTTTTGGCCGAGTCTTTGAAATCTTTGGCTGTCGGAGCGCCTTTTGCGCCTACAGGGCGCATTTTTTCTTTGCTACCCGCTGCAATACGAGCTTGCTTGGCATGAATGTTTGCGTAAAGTCCAGGTTTGGTAGCCATATCAACACTTCCATCGTTTAAGGGCTGCTTTAGCGCGTTCGCCGTCTTTGGCGTTGGCTGCTACAGCGCCCATTCTTGCACAAAATGAATCCTTGCGGCCTTGGTCTGCCTTGGTCTTAGGGTTGGGCGCTGGCGCTTTAAGGTTGGAGCCTGTCTCTCGGTTGTACTTCTCGCGCCCTTTGGCAGTCAAACCAGCACCCTTGGATGTGGGTAGTTTTTCGCCGCGCCCAACACTGAGTGATACTTTTTTTGTCATGATCCCATCCATGATGCGTTGACACCACTGCCCTGCGCGTTCACGCGGCGGGTTGGCTCAACATATTGCCGATGCGCTACAGGAAACGCAAATGTAACAGCAATCGCGTCGGCTGCGTCGGGCGACGCCAGCCCGCGCGACTTCATGTCCTTCTTGCTTTCCAAAAAAATCGTCCCTCTTGAGTCAGGCTTCATCATAGGCGAAATCAAGTCCGTCTTCAAGAACCTATCGTTCGGAATGCTCGCCGTCTTCAGCCAATCGCGCATGTCGCCCCACATCTGCGCGCGCATATTGCCGTACATGACAGGGTTCTTTGCCTTGTTTCCAAAGTTCACGCCCTTGATCTTGTACCGCTGCTCCTTGAGCCTGTCCACAATGCCAGCACCCAGCCCACCTTCGTCGATGACTGTGAGCGTTGGCTTGAACTCCTCAATCGCTTCGATCACATGCCCGACCACCGTCATGGTGTCGTCCCCACGGTGGCGCATGATTTTTACGATGTCCCGACCTTGCCGCACCGCAATGACCGTTGCATCCGCTCCGAACCGTGCCGGATCAACCCCGATCACTATTGGCGCTGATTGATCCTGATACTTGGTGCGTTTCATAGCGTCGTCCACAATGTCAGCCCCGATGAACTGATCGTCCCCCGCGTTGGGGAACTGACCGTACACCTCAACGTGCGCCTGCGCTGAGTCTGGCCCATATTCCGCGATGATCCGCTCGTAGACCTGCTTGTCGGTGCCCTCAACCGTGCGCGCGTCCACCACTTTCGTGCGCCAAAAATCCCGCTTACTGTTAAACGCTTCGTAAAAGTACCCCGTGTTGCGCCGTGGGTTGGAAAAAGCCAGCCAGAAGCGATTTGGCGTATTTTCTGTGAAAAAACCGCCAGTAACCGCCCAGATTGAGTCGTCAATACCGCTGGCTTCGTCAAAAATCACCAACACACCGTCAAAATTGTGCACACCAGCGTACGCGTCGGGGTTTTCCGCTGACCATAAGCGCCCTTCAACGCCCCAATATCTGGTGCCCTTTTTCAAATCCCGCTCGACCAGTTCGGTCAGCCACTTGGCAGGCATCACCCGTGTGGCCGACACCTCAAACCAGTGGCTGTTGATCGACATCGCCAGCCATTTTGTGATCTCAGCCCAAGTGATTGAGCGTAACTGCGATTCACTGTTGGCCGAAATGATGGTCGTCGAGCCGATCCTTGTCGCCAGCATCCAGATGGTGACCCAACTGACCAAAGCTGATTTGCCAATACCTCGGCCTGACGAGATAGCTTCTTGCAGCACATCGAAGTCCAGCTTGCTTTGGTTGAGCCGGATGTGTTCGGCGATGTCCAGCAGCACCTCGCGCTGCCAGCGGCGTGGGCCGCTGAAGTTTTTCAGTGGCGTACCCTTCACACCCCAAGGAAACGCAAACATTACAAACGCCAGCGGGTTGTCCTTGATCGCCGGACTCCAAAGCCTGGCCATTAATTCTTGTTCGTCTTCAGCGCTGTATATGGTGTTCTGCATTTAGCTTCGGTTGTAGTGTAGGACTCGGTTCGTTGGCTATCACGTCGATGACCCGTGACTCTGCTTGGCGCAGCGCGCCGATGATTGATATGCGCTGATCGACATCTATGCTGATGGATTGCTTGGCCACCCAGCCGTGTGAGTGTTGCAGGATTGCCAACGCCGCTTTAGCGTCGCCTTCCTTGGCCGCTTTGTGCAGACAGGTGGACATCTCCAGTTCGCCGTCGGCTTTGCCTTTGAGCGCCGCCATGTCCGCTATGGGGTCAAGCTCGCACAGTTGCCGGTACTCGGTCGGCAACATGCCTGAAGCCAACGCCAATGCGTCGCCCTTCAAGCCCAGCTTGGCGGCGTCGTAGATTTTGTTCAAGCGCGCTTCGGTTGCGACAACCTTGCGCGGCTCAAAAGGTAGGCTGTGAAATGTCATG